GAGACTGATCGGTGCCAGCCAAAAGGGAACCGACCATAACAAAATCTGCTCCTGCGGCAATTGCCTTAACCATGTCTCCGGAACTTCTAATTCCCCCATCAGCAATAATCTTTGCTCTTTTTGCCTTATACTGCGAACAGTCTATAATAGTTTGTAGTCCGGGGATGCCGTGCCCTGTTTGAATTCTTGTAGAGCAAATGGATCCACCGCCAACATTACACCTAACGCTGTCTGCTCCCCAATTAGATAGTGCTCTGTATCCTTCTGGCGTTGCAACATTTCCGGCCATAATGTGTAACTCATCTCCAAAAACATCTCTTAGTGTTTTGATCGCTCGTTCTACTAAAGCATGATGCCCATGAGCTACATCAACGCAAAGAACCCTTGCCCCAGCATCATACAAGGAACATGCACGTTCTTCAAAATCGTCAGTCACTCCGATTGCAGCACCAACTGTACACCCTCCTTCAACACTGGCATCACGGACAAGGAAAGCCTGTTTTTTGATTGGGTTGTACCTATGTATAATTCCTAAGCCTCCTGCGTGATGCATGGCAATTGCCATTGTGCTTTCGGTCACAGTATCCATCGGTGCAGATATAATTGGTAAATTTAAATGCAAAGATTGACCTAGATCGTTTCCAATATCAATCTCTTTTCTGCTTTTAATATCTGAGTACTGAGGTATCAACAAAACATCATCATAAGTTAGAGCCTCTTTTTTATCTATCACTTTACAACCTCCCAGTTTTCTTCTAATATTTTTAGGGGCGCGCTGCTTGGCTTCTTACTGTCAGCAAAAAACACAGTAGCTAGCTTTTCTTTTTGCTGTGTGGAGATTTTAACAATTATCCCAACAGCATCGGAACGCTTATGTTTAATGAGATCACCAGACTTCATTTGTCCTCCGCTTCTTCTATTAATCTATCTAGAAACCAGCGCGCTTTCTTCAAGTCCTGTAGGGACTTTCCTTTATAGGGGTGCCGCGTAACATATTTAACAACGTTGCTTTCAGCATACCCCATCTCCCAGGACTTGATATAATCATAAGTTTCTATGGCTTTATTGCCTTTCCAATTAATTGTATAGTGTTTTGGGTGGTTAACATTGTCGTTCATCTTTTTCTCCCCTGTCCTCTATACTTTTTCTTGTATAGTTTGCTCGGAGTGCTGCCGCCAGTGCCGCCGCCTTTGCTATATTTTTTGGTAAACTTTGAACTACCAATGCTAGTCTTCTTCTTTTTCGTTTCGTGTGTTTTCGGTTTGTTCTTCGATGCCACTTATTTCCTCCTCTCCTGATAGTTTATTTTTTAAGTGTTCTGCAAAATCATTTAATATGCCGACTGCCTTCGTCCAACAGTCTGGGCAATATAATCTAACAATCTCTTCTTCTTCACGAACAATTACGTTCCATGTTGAAACATGTTCCTTGTTCTTTTTATCAAACTCTTTCTCACAAGTCAAGCAATTTTCCGGAAGTTTGCCAAACAAATCTACTCTTTTGGCCAGTTCCTTTTCTGCTTTCTTTTTTGACTTTTTGTTATTTGCTCTTTTGAACTTTCTTTCTAATGATGACATTTTATTTCTCCAATGAAAATACTATTGCTGACTCGTTCAGCATTGATCTGTTGATGTTCTCTCCACCAAAAACTACTACTGCAGAGGGAAAGGGTGCTGAATTACTTCCCGAAGAAAGCTTATTTTGAAACTGCAACCTTCCCTTTATAAAGTAAATGAAATCGGCTTTCATACAATATTTGTGCCAGTATTTTGTATCCGTTCTAGAAGGAATAAGGCAAACAACCTTTGTATTTGGCTTTTTTGATTCTGTGTAGGCCTTCTCAATCCACTTTGATATTCCCCTTCCGTACGGAGGATTCATAAAAACCGTGTGGCCGGACCAGTCTTGTGACAGGCCGTCGTCTTCTTTTGTAAAATACTTCCAGCACTTTGCGCTGTTTTTTGTAGCGCAAGGATCTAAAGTAAAATTATACTTTTCATCTAACTTGTCATAAAATAATTGTGGAGTATCCCACTCTACACTATTAGATGAAAACATAATATCTGTTGTTTTTTCGTTCATTATCTTTCTCCCGTTGAACCAAAGGCGCCGCTGGCGCGCTCAGAGTTAAAGTTTAAAATATTATCACTGCTCACTTCTTCTATTCCACAGTGGACGATTGGTACGAGAACAGCTTGTGCCAATTTGTCGCCCGGCTTGAGCACTTGAGTTTCAGTGCCGACATTATGCAGGTTTACATATATTTCTCCGTCATAGCCAGGATCCACAACACAAGCCCCAACCAAAAGTTGTCTTTTGAAAGCAATTCCTGATTTATTTTTAATTTCCAACATATGTCCATAGGGCACCTCCATTTTTATTCCTGTTGATAACAGCCTTGATTCTCTAGGGGGTATGTGAAAGCTCATATCTTCGTCATACAGCTTCTTATCCCCGTTGGGACAGTAATATAAATCCATCCCGGCATCAGTCTCGTAAGCTCTTGTTGGGAGCTTGGCTTCTTTTCTTATTTTATATGTTTTTAAGTTCATTTTGCTCCTTTAGTCTTTGTAAAATTTCTCGTTTCTGGTGTTTGTATAAACCATTTAGTTGCTCTAGTATATAAGGTTTAAGTTGGTCCTTGCTTTTTCTATATTTTCTTGGTATTTTCCTACCATCTATTCTAACAAGAATTACATCATTTTGCAAACAAAGATTGTTTTTTATTTTGTCGCGATACCTCATTGTTAGCAACCGTTCTTCGCCGCCCCAGTTTTTTACTGGTTCATAATGTTGTATGCCTTGAAATTCAAAAGCTATTTTATGTTGTTCGTTATAGCCGTCCAACTGCAGTTTTTTATCAGTTTTTGGGTTTATTAACCATGATGGATAGCTACTAGGAAGTTTAATGCCAAACACCTCCTCTAGTACAACCCTCACATTACTTTCTGAAATGTTTCTTTGTTCGCCGCACTGTGCGCAGCCATTTTTAAGATGATTGCCTGGTAGCTGCCAAAAGCCACCGTGAGTAGGACAAGTTATGCAAACTTTTTTAAGCGCAGTTGTATAATTTGTATCCTCGTAAGTATACTTATCGCCATGAGTCTTTTTTGCTTCTTCTATAAATTTTTCTGTTGTTTTTCTGTTTTTTATTTGGGCTTTAATGTTATCCTCTAGCCAACAATCGTTGCAACCGCTACCCTTAAGGTGGGTATTTGCAGCTTGCAAAAAGTCTCCATGTTTTAGACACGTCACACAAATGTCTTCAAAACAACCCTTATAGATTGACTTGTCATAATTATATTTATCGCCATGAACCTTTCTAGCGTCTTCTATAAACTGTTCTGATGTTTTTGTTGTCTTCTGTGCGCGCCGAAGTGTGCCGCAGGGCGGACAGCCATAGCCGGTAAGATGATTGGCTGCGTTCTGCCAAAATTCGCCATGGTCGCGACAAGTTATACAGATCTTGAATCGATTGCCTTTATAAACCACCTTTGAATAATCATATTTATCACCATGAACCTTCTTTGCTTTTTCTATAAAGTTTTCTGCAGTTAGTCTGCGTTTCAAACCGGCGGATTCTATACCGCATTTTGCACAACCACTAAGGCCGCGGCGTTTCGAGCGTTTTTTACGCGTGTGCTCATTAGGGACCTGCCAAAAATCACCATGTTTAGGACAAATTATACAAACTTTATAATCATAGGACTTATAAACCACCTTTGAATAATCATATTTGTCGCCGTGGGCTTTGCGCGCCTGTTTGATGAATTGTTCTGTCGTTTTTCTCTTTCTTCCCAATTTTCTACCCTAACATTCTAAAATTATATCTAATCGATCTCGTACTAAACCCCCATTGTTCATCGTAATCCAACTTACTCATGTAGGGGTGATTAATGTGAATAACATCGCGATTGGGATCTACCCCCCAGCATTTAATACTGTGTGACTTTGAAGTATTGTCAATGGTTTTTACAATCCAATACAGTTTTCCATTTTTAGTTTTCTTTTGTACAACCTCTCTTGGAATAAACCACGCCACGCCTAAATCGTTGTCCCACTCTCCTAGTGCTGGAACACAATAGTCATTTAATTGTTTAAGAACCGAATCATCCAACACCAAATTCATTGGGAATATTCCCGTTAAGGATGTTAGATTCTCAATTGTTTCTTCGTCGGTAAACTCGCCTTCCGGCCGGTATAACTCTATGTTCTCTAAGAACTTTTTCACATTCTTAGGTCTCTGGACCACCGCTGCTGACCAAAAATGCTTAAGACCAGTAAATCTTTCATCAACTAAAGAATCAAGTGCTCCGGAGCGCGCCAATGCATCCAGAGCCTTCTTGTTCAACTTGGAATACAAAATGTTTTCACTAAACAAGAAATCTTCGGCAGTATTAAATGGCCTATTGTTAACAACCTGTTCAATTGCTTTGTCTCCCAAGCCCTTCAAGGAAGTTAATGGCTGAATCAGGGGCTTGTTGTCTGCTGCAATTTCCCACACTGAGCCCGACTTGTTAACATCTATTTGCTGAATCTTAAAACCGAACCTCTTCGCAAGATTAATTGCCTTTTCTTTTCTGCTCTCTGGCTCTTTATCTAGAAAGGCAGCCATCCATTCTGCGGGGTAGTAATTAAACAGCCACGCACACTGATAGTAAATGATAGAGTAAGAAACGGCATGCGACTTATTAAATCCATATCCCGAGAAGAATTCAAACTTCTGCCAAAGGGCCTCCCCTTGTTTGGCTGTCATTCCCTTTTCGCAACAGCCTTGAATAAACTTGTCGTGAATCTCTCTTTTCTCTTTGCTAACTTTGCCTGTGCCTTTCTTGGTCAGAAGCTTGCGAAGTTTATTCCCTTCATCCAAACTAATATCTTTACCAAGTTTGTGCGCCAGTAGAGCAATTTGTTCCTGAAAGATTAAGAACCCATATGTTTCTTTTGTAACCTCTTCAACGATTTTATTAGTGTACTTAACATCATTTGGGCTCTCTTTTGCTTCAACAAAGCTCTCGTGCACATTTGCACTCAATGGGCCCGGTCGATATATAGATGTGATAGCGGCAATGTTAATGATGTTGTTGGGTTTTGCTTTAGTGCAAAACTTTTGCGCACCTGCCTCAGTAAACTGAAATATACCAGCCCACTTTCCCTTGTGAAAAACGTTTTCATACACATTACTATCAGTAAGATCGATTGTGTCTGGGTGTAAGTTCTCATTGTAATACTCTTGAACTTGACCAAACGTCGGCTCTTCAATTCCATGATGCCTCTTAAGAATGTGCCCAATGGCGCCCTCAATCATCTTGAGGGTTGATAAGCCAAGAATATCGAACTTAATAAAGCCCATCGGCTCAAGGTGTCTTACGTTTTGACCTTCCGACCATGGAGTCTGAGTTACCCCACCACTATTAATTAGTGGCATGTGCTGATCCAGATCTTCCCCAACAACAACACCGCCAGCATGTCTAGAAACAGAGCGTACCTGACCATATAAAACGTTAACATGATTTGCAACGTTCGGATACTTCTGCAAAAACCTCTTCAAGGAATCGGAAAACTCCATAACCTCTTCGAAGGTGGGCACGTAAACCCCTGCTTTTATTCCATGTTTTCGTTTTGCTAGAGGCGTTGCTTCGTTTAGCATCTTCGATGTAACAGCGTTAACCTCTGTAAAGGGAATCTCGTACAACTTTGAGATGTCTTTAATCAAAGAGCGAAGTTGTAGAGTGTTGAAGTTTGAGATGGGAACAACAGTATTATGCCCCCAATCGTCCATTAGTGTCTCTTTTAGTTCCATTGGATCTGAGACGTCGTAATCAATATCCGGATAGTCCTTAGCGTCTCTACGCAAGAAACGAGAGAACAGAAGATTGTACTTAATTGGATCAACCTGTGTGATTCCAAGTACATACGCAACTAGAGAGCCTGCAGCAGAACCTCGTCCGGGGCCAGTTAATTGACCTTCGTTTGCTTTTGCTGCAATTGCATTCATGGTAAGAAAATACTTACTAAACCCTCTGTCGCTAATGACCTCTAACTCTTCTTGCAGGCGAGACGCATATTCTTTACTATAAAGGTTTTTTGCGCGCAACTGATCTGCACACAATCTTGTTAAAGTTTGTGTGGCTGTTGTGCCAGCAGGAACTACAAACTCCGGAAGCCTCACTTCATTGTCTGGTAGAAAGCTTTCAATTCTGTTGTGAGCAATGTGATGTGTGTTCTCTATTGATTGTCGAACTAGATCATCATCGTATTCTACGCCACACTTTTCAGAATAAAGCTTATATGACTCCCACATTTGATCGCCATTTTTAGGGTATAACTCATATCCAATTTCCTCTACTCCAGCCGGTAACTCTGATGTTGCCCACGAAGGAGCGCTTTTTCCAAGCCACCCAAGTTTCCTATAAAGTTCTCTATCTTTCCAAGCGGTTGGGTTGGGATAGTGACTATCCGCAGTGGATATCAGCGGTATGCCAAATTCATAATGAAGCTGTATGATGTATTTGTTTAGCCGGTGTTGTTCTGGAATATTATTCCATTGAAGCTCTCCATACCAACGATCTCCAAAGATATCCAGCATTTTACGAGTGGTTTCTCGCATCGCCTCAATGACAGCATCTTCGCCGTTATCTTTGTTTTCCCAATAATTCCCAGCATATACACCGCCCAGACAAGCAGATGCGGCGATTACGCCTTCATTGTGCTTTTTGAGTAGTGCATAATCAATCCTAGGAAATCTATAAAAGTTTTCTTTGGAAAAAGATGTTGAAACCATCTTAAAGATATTATTTAGGCCAACTTGATTTTGTGCCAAAAGAATGAGATGGCGACGGCGATTAAGTATGTTCTTCACCTCTTTCTTGGAGGCGTCTTCGTCTTCAATAGTGGTGCCAAGCTGCGCTTTGTCTTTAATTTTGTTTTTCTTATCGGCCTTTGCTTCCTCATATTCCCTCTTCCACTCATTTAAACTAGGTAGAAAGTACGCCTCAACTCCAAATATTGGCTTGAAGTTTTTGCCTTCTTTTTGCATTTGTTTAGCATGAATAACCTGATAGGCCATTCCGTTCATATTTCCGTGATCAGTTAAGGCCAGTGCGTCTGATCCGTTTTCATAGGCATAGTCCATATGTTCTTGCGGATATCCGAGGCCGTCAAAGGGCGATCCCGCTACGCTATGCGCGTGTAAACCAACAAAGGGTATTTTACTTTTACTCAATTTCGTCTCCAATTAAATTCCACTCATGATATCCTAACATCTTATGGCTAGGTCTGTCAAGTTCTTTTCTGTTTTTTGTTCCAAGAAATTCGCATAACCCATCCCAACTATCAATATTATAATACCATGGGGTACATAATATGTTAGCTTCATTCATATTAACATGTTCAAATATTTTGTCAAGTTTAAAATGTCTTGCCGACCATCTTTCTTCTATTGGCATCCGTTTGTGCATGTCACTGCTCAGGAATTGGCCCGTTCCTTCTTTTCTAATTACCCTTCGACATTCTTTAAAGTCTTCTCCGTCAAAAGTAAACCCTAGATACTCGTTATCCTTGACAGTTTTTTTATCGTAGGAGACACAAAAAGGCTCATTGCTCGATATTTTAGTTCGATATGGAATCACCAGCTCTGGTTTGTAAACGCCGTATGGAAAAGAAACATAATATCTGTCTGGCTGGACCCATTGGCTTATGGTTCTACTTAGCCAATATGCAGTGAGTGCGCCATAAAGCACACTCCAGCCCAAACAATCTCTTTTGTCTCTGTCGTTTGGGTGAATTGGAACGAAGTGCAAGGGTATTATTCTTTGACTGCCTCTTTCTGCGCTTCGTGTTGGATCGTATACGTAATCGCCTAGCCTATATTTTATTAAAGGCTGCATATCATCATGACAGACAATCCATATCGTCTCACAACCTGCGCATGCACACTCCCATACGGCGCGCTCTGCTGCTAGAAAATCTTTTCCAATTGGCTGCAAACTATCATGCCATGGAAAGTTATAATCCAACGGTTGACCGGCGATTGGAACAATTCCGGCCAAGTGAAATGACTTGTTGTTAATAAATGCTTTGTTTTCCATTTAAATACTTATTTATTTTTAAACTATATTTATGACAGTTATCTTTATCGCCCAGCAAAGATTCAACAGAGTCGTATCTAAACTTAAGAAACTGAGTGTCTTTATAAGAGTCCATTTTGCTCTTTTTAATTTCTCTTTTTTGCACTTCCAGGTTTAATAAATAATTAACTTGACCACGAGATGATATGCCGTTTTTCTTGCCCTTTATTCCTGCTTCGGACATCATTTTTAAAACTTTATATCTTGTATGGGTGTCTGAATATTCAAAATCTGTTAATTGCTTTTCCTTAAGACTAGACACTGCTAATAAATCTTTTTGGTCTTTGTGCATTCCATACATTCTTTCTGTTGGATAAAAATACACGTCCATGGCCAATGGTCCAGATGACGTTAGGTGTTCAATGTCGTGTTTTTCACAGGGTTTTGCAATCATCCAATCAAACACATCATAGTTGTTTTCCTTTTTCAATGGCTTGTCTAGACCGTTAATGTTTTTGTCGCAAAACACATAAGCTTCAGTAAATTTAAAGTTAAAGTGTTTGAGATTTTTGGTAATTGCTAAAAGTTCTCCATCTCCCAAGCGAAGATTCTCTGTCTGGTCTCCCATGAGGTTTAAGCCGGACAGAGACAAAGAAAAGTATAGTTTTTTCCACAGGCTAGCCATGTTGAGAGAGTTTATTTTCTGAAACCGGTGTGGTATGTTTGGGTGATTAATTATTAAGGGTAGATTGTTTTTGTGTGAAAACAGCAGGGCACTTAGGCTGCCGCCTATAACCACCAGCCTGTCAGTTAACATCCATCTTCTTTAATTTCACGCATTGTTCTTTTGATATTTTTCGCAGTGCGTAAAATCTTTTTTGCATAACTAAGGCCCTTTTTGTTGGCAGCCTGTCCTTTATTGTTATATGCACAAAGAGCTGTCTTATAGTTGCCCTTGGCATATTTACGAAGCCAATAATTAAAGTATTGTATTCCAGCTGTGATGTTTGTCTTGGCATCAAGCAATTGATTACAATTTAACTTGCGTACGCCGGTTTTTTTATTGCCGGTGTATTTCGGTATAATCTGCATCAACCCACACTCCTTTGATTTGCCGACTAATTTGTGATTAAATCGGCTTTCGTGGTGAATAATCGCTATGATAATTTCTGGTTTTATTTTGTATTTTGCGGACTGCTCTACAATCAAATCCGCCTGCTGGCAAGCAAATGATGCTTTTTCGTACGAGCCTCCTATGTTCAAAGTAAGCATAGAGAGGCACAATAATTCTGCTAATGGCATTTTTTAATCTCCTTTTATTATTATACTTCTTTTTATGGAATTGTCAAGTTTTTTAACTGATTTCCAGCCATCCAATTTAAATCGCATCGGCCTTTAAGGCCCGGGCACGTGCCATGACCAGTATATTGCCACACATCCCACTCTTTCCAGCCCTTAAGCTTATCCTCTGGTCCTACGAGATGTTTCTTGCGTTTATAGCGCGCATACCAAACTGGATATTCCGTTGTCAGTCTTTTAAGGTCGTCTTTATTTGCTTTGTATAAATAAAGGCTCCAGGCCCACTTTGCGGTATATATTACCGATTTAACACCCAACTCCTCTTCTACTACGTCAAGCCACTTTAAAGCCCAATCCACGTTGTACTGATCGTCGGTTTTCATTCCAGCCTCAACGTCCAACACCGGCAATAGGTCACCAGAGTGTGCGCCGACCTTTTTAAGGTGCTTTAAAAAGTGATGGGCTTCTTTTTCCGCATCTGTGTAGGGGTTATCATATTTATTATAATCTGGTCGTCCAAAATGATATCCACCAACAATCAAGCCAGCATCTCTAGCTCCTTCAAATTTAGCAGCATGTCCACCATTAACATGCGTTTGGCCTTCTGTGACTTTAATCCAACAAAACTTAACGTTTGTTTTACTAACCTCTTTCCAGTCAATATTTCTCCCATTCCAAGCGCTAACGTCGATACCGTGCAGCACATCAATTCCCAAACTCTTTAGTGTCTGGGGTCCTACGACACCATCAACTGTTAATTTGTTTTGGGTCTGATATTCTTTAACTGCTTTTTCTGTTTTTGGTCCAAATTTTCCATCTGGCGAGACGGAGAGACAATTTTGTAGCCTTTTCACCTCTTGGCCTTCATCGCCCTTCCTTAGTATATAACTCATCTAATTTCTCCTGTTGTTTTTTATCTTGTTTTACTAATTTTGCGAATCAAATCATCCGCCTTTTCCTTTGAAGGAAAGTTTGCAATCGTTAAAATTGTAGAATTGTTTTTAAAAAACACTCTTACCAAATAACATTCTTGATCCAGTTTCGGATCGCTGTATTTTTCGGACCAAACTGCAACTATTTCCTCTATCTTAAAGAAACACCCATCGTGTACTTTGTACATTAAACCTCCAAATTTAAGCTAGCCTTCTCATGATCACATCGGGGCGGCCATATCTGTAACTATTGTATTTTAAATTTGGATTAATGTCAAGCTTTAAGTCGTCTTCGGCCTCAACTTCTACTGATTCATTTGGTAAGGCGCTTGGATCCTCATGGGTGAGCAAGCCTAGAGCCTCTGCATACACGCTAGTCAACGGGTTCATGATATCTATTTTTTCAAAACTCCATTCTTCTGGAGCGTATTGTTCATCCCATTGATAAATTTCGTACACATCTGTGAACCCGTGCTTTCTGTACAGACCACTTAGAAAGCCATCAAAATGATCCAGTCTTGCGCCGCCAACTTCTTTTGCTTTTCTCATGAATTCATTTGCCAGTCCGGATAAATTAGAATTATTGTGCACACTAACAATATCATCGCCATCTTTAATAGCAAATCCCGCATTGTGGCCTCTTAACTTATATAAATCCATCACTCTCAATTCGTCAAAAGAATAAGGAGATAAAAATCCGGTTCGACCTCCGCTATATAATGATTCGTGAAACCCTTTTACAACTTCTTCATTTGGGGTTTCAGCTAAACTTATTTCATACTCAAGCGCCGTGGTGGGTGCCTCGGTTAAAGCTCCCTCGTCCCTGAAAACAGACAGCGCAAGAATTGAATTAAATTTAACTTCTTTTATCTTATCAGCTATAACTTCTTCTTTTGATTCGGCAAGAAATTTTCGCCAGCTCTCGATTAGTTTTTCCATGCCTAGTCTCCTTGGTGAGTTAAACCATAGACATAATTCTCTAAAAGTAAGTAGTGTGTTCCTTCATGAACTTTAATTTCTTCAACCATTGAATTGTTAACAATAACTTCTTGGCCTTCATCGCCCTTTCTTAATACATAATTACTCATTTTCTTTTTCCTTTATTCCACAATAGCATAAATGTGGTTTTCTGATATTAGATGGTATATATTTCCATCAAATTTAACGTCTTCGACCATTGAAAAGTTCACTATGGCAGTTTTTTCTTCATCCTGAGCGGAAAACTTTCCACAATCTTCAGCCACTTTAAGAATTTTGCAAACTCCATATGGACTTACCGGTACGTTATAATCGGCCGGGACCAATATTGTTGGTTTGGCTTCTTCAGTGACACTCTCTTCAACGTGCTCTACCCATATATAACGATTAACTGGTTTAAAGGTCACTTTTTACCCCGAACTGTCTTTCGATGGTATCAAACATATCATTCAAATCATCCATATCGGCATCCTGTTCATACAAACGAAGAGCTTTTACTGCGCTCCAAATATCTTGGCGCGTTAGCCACCCATTATCCATATACTCTTTTCGCAATTCCTTTTTTTGTTCCTTGTAAGGCTCCATTGCTTGCTCGATAGCCAGCATTGATTTGAGATAGCTAATCGTGTATTGCTCCTTCGTAACTTCCTCATCCTTGTTATTTTCAAATAGTTTTAGTTCAACAGACATAAATCCTCCTTTTTTTATTATATCTTATTATATCTTGTTTGTTAAGTTATTTTAACCACATTTTGCATATCCGCAGCCGGTGCATGTAACACAACCATCCTGATATACTAAACCCTCTTCTCCGCATTCTGAACAACCCTTGTCAGAATGTGCTTCTTCGCCGTCACAAATATAATTCTTAAGAATTCTAGCAATGCAACGAGCGAAACTAAACATGTCGTGATCTCTATCCTTTAGAAGTTGCTCCACCAATAATCTAGGTGGGGCTCCGTGACGCAAACTCAGCGAAATCATTCGTGTAAAAGCAGAATTATTTGGGTTATCGAAAACCGCCACAATGTCTTTTATTATAATCTCGTTTCCATTCTCGCCAAACTTCAGGTCATATCGATTGTTCTTTGTTTTAAAGTGGTGTTTGATCATTTTACCACTTACATATTTTTTGGGAATCTCTATGTAATTCGACAACCCACCCAAAACCTCGTATGGTTTATCGTCATAAAGTCCAACCAATATTGTCCATCTCTCTCCCTTTATAGTGGTGTGGTGAATATCACACGATATCCTCTCAGGTCTTTTTGGGGCCCCATTCTGAGGAAATGCTTCTTTCGACATGTCTTCTTTCGTTAGCAAAACACCAGAGCGCGAGCCGTCGACATAAACTGTAATCCCTTTAAGACCAAGTTTCCACCCTTTCATGTAAAGGTCCGCGACCGTTTCCGTTGGTGTATCTTTTGGCAAATTGATTGTTGAGCTTATGGCGTGATCAATGTGTTTTTGTATAACGGCCTGAATTTCAACTCGCTTTTTCCAGCTGATTTGATCGCTCGTAACAAAAAAATCAGGAGTAGCGCCCTTGTTGAGTTCCATCCAGTCTTTTATATTATGATGATAAACTTCATATTCTAACCACCTGTCCCCTAGCTCATCTACAAAATCAGCTTCAACGCCTTCTTCATTGTGACTCAGCTTTCTGCGCCTAATGTATGAATTGCGGAACACTGGCTCTAAACCAGAACTTGTCTGAGACATTATCGAAACAGATCCGGTTGGAGCGTTTGTTAATATTGAAATGTTCCTTCTTCCGTGTTTTTCCATCAACTCCTGCAAAGCGGGGGCCAAGCTTTTTATGAAAAGGTTATTCTTTTCCTTTTCCCAATCAAATATTTCAAAGGCGCCGCGTTCTCGCGCAAGTGCACAGCTTTCTCTGTATGCGGTGTTTTTCAGGGCGCCGTATATACTATCAATAACTTTTAGGGCTTTTTTAGAATCGTAAGCTAAATTAAGACATGCAATTGCATCTGCTAGCCCATGTGTACCCAGGCCCGTGCGACGTCCTTTTTTGCAGGCAATATAGAGCTTCTCCCACAAAGCCTTTTCATCTGGCGTGTCAGCCACTTCAATGATCTTTTCAAGTTTTTCTAACTCAAGCTCCACCAAGTCGTCTGACAATCTCATTCCAGATCTCACAACGTTCTTAAATTGCTCAAGATTGAAGTAAGCATTTTTTGTAAACTTGTTCTCTACAAAGTGTTTTAAATTAATAGAAATGAGCCTGCAACTATCATAAGCGGACAAAGGAATTTCGGAGCAAGGGTTGGTACAGACAGTTTTAAACCCGTCCTCTGCGTATGATTCTGCCGGTAAATATTTAGTTATGTTATCCCACATTAAGATGCCGGGTTCAGCCGTTTTTGTAGCGGAATCAACGATTAAATTCCACAATTCTTTAGCCTTCACTGTTTTTATCTTTGTTGGCTCTGAGGCGCCTATTGGAAAACATAAGTCAAAATCTTCATCGCCTTCGACCGCCCTCATAAAGTCATCAGTTATTTTTACTGATACGTTTGCTCCTGTAACTTTAGTCAGGTTGTGTTTCATTGTTATAAACTGTTCAATGTCCGGATGTCTCACGTCCATCGTGATCATAAGGGCGCCGCGCCTACCGTTTTGACCCACCATGCGACAAACGTAAGAATAAAAATCAGCAAAGGACCAAGCTCCAGTTGTTGTTCCTGCTGAATTGTTGACCGGAGTGTTTTCTGGTCTTAACTCTGATATGTCCAAGCCCACGCCGCACCTTCGCTTAAAAAGATTTGCTAGATCTTTGCCTGCGTCTATAATGGAAGACATGCTGTCGTTTGGGGATTCAACCACCACACAGTTAGATAAAGAAACACTAACAAAGTCATTTCCAATACCCATCATTGGAGACCCTTGTGGAACTATTTGCTTGAAGTCTTTTAATAGGCCGTAAATTTCTTCGTAAGAAAGAGCCTCTTTTTCATATTTCTTTTCAATCCTAGCAAATTCTTTTGCCATGCGCTTGTGCATTTCATCTGGAGTTTCTTCTAATATGCTGCCTTTTTTATCTTTTAGTGCGTACTTTGTGAGAAAGACGTTTGCAGCCAGTTCGTCCCCGTTAAAATATTCTAATGTCTTTTCTTTTGCTTCGTTAGCGTTGCTGTGCATTATTACCTCTTTTGTCTGAATTTCTTATATTTTTCTTTAAGTTTGTTTTCTTGTTTTTTAAGAGCGTTGCTTTTAATCTCTTCGTAGTTCTCAACATGAGGCAGAACATCTATTTTTACATTTCTTGTGTCCATGAATATAGGATAGACCATCCCATCAGGTCCATTTCTATTTTTTGCAATAAACATCCTTCCTCCATTTGTGTTTTTGTGTTCAATGTTTCTAGAAATTGAAAATATGAAGTCTGCCACAAAACACTTATTAAACGCTTCAGATATCGCCTCCATTGTAACGACCTCTGCATTCAATCCCGATCTATTGGTCTGAGAAGCTGTCCAGAGTGGACATGCAAACTCTTGAGCAATTCCTCGGAGGTCTTCATAAATAGATTCCAATTCATGTCTTTTCTCATAATTTTTGTGTTTTGATCGTAATAAATCAGCATAATCAACAATGATTAAACCAATCTTTTTTCCACGCTCCTGCAACTTCTTCAAATGATTAGAAATTGTGTCTGTTGTGGCTACTTTCGTTGGATATTCTTTAATAATTAATTGTCCCTCTAATTCTTGAACTTGTTCAAGGATCTCTTCTCTTTTAGAAAAAACCTCAGTCAAAGGAATACCAGTAATACAACTATCATATCGAGAAGCAATAACTGTGTCTTGTAGTTCTAAAGTATATTGAACTACAGTTTTTCCTTCTTGTAGCGCCTTTGCGCCTAAATGCACTAATGCCATTGACTTACCGGCGCCGGTAGGAGCGATTACAACTCCAAGTTCTCCGCGGCCTAAACCGCCGCCGCACAAACCATCAACTATTTTCCAACCGGTTGTAATTGGCTGGCGGCAAACTATTTCAAATCTTTTTTCAAAGTCCTTCACATAATCATAGCCATAATCATTATCCAAGCCAAGTTTCATGGCATCGTTAATTAGCTTTTGCACATCTTCGAATGAAGAGCGCTGTAAGAGCGGAACAGATTGTAAAATGGCGCCTTTAAGTACTTGTTTTCGACAAAAATCAATAGAAGTTTCTTTAATGTACTCTTTATCTTGCACTTCTGTTCGAAGCATTCTCGCAAAGAAATCACGTATTTGTTTTTGAACTACTTCATTTTCGTTAGTGACTTCTGTGCGTAGAATTGTGGTCATGATCTCAATAGATGGGTGTATGTCGTATTTGCTCTTATACTTAAAAACTCGATCAACAAATACTTGTAAATATGTAAGCTCTAAGAAAGAAATATCTAAGATTTCCTTCATTTGATCAGCGTACGCTCGATC